GCCACCGCCACGCTTGGCATGACCAAATTCCAGAAGGTGGGCCAGCTGGTAGCGATTTTTGGAATAGACGGTCACCTCCAGAGCGTTCGCTGTTTCTCTGGTGTTTTTCACAGACCAGCTCTTGGCGTAGGTGCCTTTGTCCTTCGGAGCATTAGCTTCGATTTCTTTTCGGACAGTAGTACCAGCTTTTTTCACAGCCTTTTTCATATCGTCGGTAGCCAGGTCAGCATATTCTGTCAGGCCCTTCATGACTTTATCGACCAACTGGTTGATGCGGATATTATTCGCCATCTTCATCGCCTCACTTTCTGGCAGTGGAGCTTGACACACTTGCGCTTGAAATTCATGTGGTCAATTGCGGTGATGTCATAGGGCTCACCTGCGAATTCCACACGAAAACCGGTAGAAGTGAGAGCAGCAACTTTTCTGCAATAACGGAGCGTAAAGTCGATGGTATCGGCTTCCACCGTTTGTGCCGCAGCAGTATCTTCCTTACCACCTTCAGCGCTGACTGTTGCATAGCAGGAGTAGTATTCTTGCCAGCCATTCTTGTGGTTTCCGATTTCATCCACCATAACAGCATTTTGCAGGAGCTTGATGCGGACATTCAAAAGTTCAATGTTCATCAGAAACCCTCCTGTCTGCTGCCGAAGAGGAGTGAACGCAGGGTCAGCGTTAAAGCGTGATGGTCAGCTTCCTCACGATGCTCGTAAAGATAAGCGACCGTATACATGATGGCGGTCTTGGCATTATCCACGGCCTCTAAGACTGTGCAGTCCTCTGTGCGTAAAATATCCATACAGAGTTTTTCGGCACTGGCCAGTAGTGTTTCCAAAAGCGCATCGTCATCCTCGTAATCCACACGCAGGTATTGCTTCATGTCAGCAAGTGCTACAAGCATATCTATCACCACCTCGGTCTCATATAATAAGCAGTGCCGCCCGGTGAAAGGCGGCACCACAGGTTAACAGTTATCAGGCATTCAGCTTCAAAATCTGAACAGCCTCCGGAAGGATGAGCTTGCCATCCACACGTTCCTTGGCCACATAGCCAATCAGGCCGTTACCTGCAAAGAGCTCAGTGAGCTGCTTGAAGGAACGAGTGCCACGGTCGCCGATGTTGTAGTAGCTGTAATCACCAAAGGCAATGGCGTTCTCCGGTGCGAACTCAGAGGTGTGGACTGCATAGCCCAGTACCTTGTCCGGCTCACCGGCCTGATAAGAAGGCTGCCAGATGTAGGCACCGTTGTTATCCTTGAATTTACGGATAGTAGCGATGGTGCGGTCATTCATGATGAAGGACGCATCCTTACGGTAAGGACGCTTCAGAGCATAGACCAGATTGAACAGGTCATCAGCTTTGAGCGCAGCAGTAAGAGTCTCGGCCACCTGACCGCCGCCAGTTTCAGCG